CCTTTCTGCTGATTTGACAGCAGCCACTGACCGCATCCCGCACCAGCTTGCGCTGGTTTTATGGGAAGGTGCATGTTAGTACTTGTCAGTGGAAGACTATGACGTCGTCAAAGCTGCTCTAGGATCCTAGAGACTCATTTACGATTCGGGTCTTATTATCGATTCGACTTGTGGAATCCTTATGGTATTGCCAGTTTCCTGGGTCACCGTGTCCTTTATGCAACTGTGGTGGGCTTAGAAATCAGCCAGCGACAGTTCCAACTCACCTATGCGCACGAAGTTTGATACGCGCATATGCGGGGACGACCTTGGGGCCCATTGGAGTCCAAACCATATTTCAGCATACTCAACAATTGTACGCCGCTGCTATGGTAAGTTCTCCGTCGGCAAACATTTCGTCTCTCCTGACCGGATGGTCTTTACGGAGATCGTGACGGAATGCCGAGGATCGATCGATAATACATTTTCTCCTACCCCTGTTAGGTAAGGGCTTGTAGAGTGGCTTCGTGAGGCCAAAATCCGTTCTAGTCAGATAAACAGAACCGGTTTGCCAAAGGTTGGACGTGAGTCGACAACCGAGGCGCCGCCGGACCGTCATACCGACTAACGTCTAGACGATTTTGGTTAAGTAGCGGAAAGCCATACTCTCTACTCTGCCCTACTTGAGAGTCGTGGTGCCAAGTAAGCTGGGTTGTACCGTAGCGCGCGTCGTCGATCTTTTTAGAGGTTGACATTCCTGCGCTACTTCCCGGTTAAAGGCATTATGCACGATCCCACATATGGGGATAAGGATTGGTGGTTCAAGCTGGGACCAGCACTGACTGCTGCGAAAATGAACAGTGGGCACACGAGTGTGCTCTACCGACAGTCAGATAGGTTCGCTTCTTAGCGACGATGGTTTGCTCAATAGGGCATCCACCCGTTGATCCCTCGGGAACTCAACGGTGCTGGAATGCCTTCATTCAATCATCGTTCCAGTTACTTACCCGGAAATTGGAGGTTGAGGTCGTTTATCCTCTAGCAGCACGCAATGCGCGCTTCCAACTTCTGGGTTCTGGATCACCAACCTTTGCATCAAATCATCGACTCCGCTGTTGGAGTCGGTACTTCTGGCTGTCCTCGTCTGAGG